GCCAGCTCTTAACCGAAACAGATGGAGATGGAACAAGCTGAAGCTTGTCCATAAGGAGCAAACGAACATCAAACTCCTCCTCAGGCAAGGCTGATTCAGCCTTAGTCCTAGGAAAGAGTCAGTCCTTGATTTCCTTCATGACAGCAAGTTGCCGACGATCATCAACGAACATGGCGATACCTTGATTTGGAACCAAACCCCTAAGGGTGAAGCCCAATTCGATATCCAAATATCCGTAATTGATCGTTGTAACAGCAACAGCTGCCTGATCCATCTTCGTGATGAGCCAGTTGTACAGCAGCTTGTCAACCGCACCACCGGTTGTAGTGCCCTCTCAAATCCTAAACTCCTTGTCAGCCAGATTGAGCTGTAGGGAGAAGCTTTTGGGTTCGTAAACAGACACAGTGACACACCTTTTCAAAGAGCGCGCCAAAGCGAAAGTAGTGACATCCGCACCGGAGTTAGTAGCCACTTGCTCGTTGAAAGCAAAGACCAAAGCTCCGGACGTAGTCGTAGGGCAGGTGGGTGTGTAGTGGAATAGGACACTGTCAAGACGAAACTCAGAGTAAAACTGGGCTTCATTTTGAACAACACCATTGATGTTTTGAGGGCAGAGAGGAAACTGCCCATTACCAATTTGTGTTGCCAAGGTTGTGTTGACAGAGCAATTACCCTCCGTTGCTCCAGCCACATTGGCGATTGAAGTGAACGGTTGTCGGATCTTGAAAGATGCCTGATCCTTGTCCTGTTTAACGACCTTCACATAAGTGTTGGTCATTGGTACAGGGTTAGAAACGGCAGGACCGCGTGAAATGGAACTTCCATCACGGGCTCTTTTCTTTCCAGACTTAGGCTGCTTAACAGCCTTCTTGGTGGGTTGTTTTCCTTTTGACTTTTGCATCGCAAGAGATCAGTTTAACTTCCTAAAAAGGGATTGTGTCGAGATCACGACCTGGTGTAAACAGAACAAAAATGTTAGAGAGAGTAGGGGGTTTGTGTCGATGCCCCAACATCTACTTTCACT